TAATTTTGGTAATATATTCATCTTTATATTCATCAATAAAAACACAAGTAACTTTATTGTTAAAAATATCTAGTTTATTTTTATCAATTTTTTCAACTTCTAATTTTTCAATTGGTTGTGATAAACTATTGACTGGTATTACTAACTTTTCATCAGTCCAACCATCTTTATAACCCCATAAAACTAATTTTTCAGGTACATCACTGGATTGAAATTCCCAATTTATATTGTTTTGAATATCAAATATATCAAATCTATAAAGAAGATTATTTTTATAATCTTCAAAACCTGAAAAAATAAAATCATACTGTTTAGATTTAAATATTTCAGGTAGTTCTAGATTAAAATTATATTTGTTGCTCATTCAATATCTATGTTTCTGCTCAAAACTTTTTTCTCAAAACCATACGGTAGTTCAAAATCTTGAACATCTTCAGTTAAATTAATAAAATTATTAATACAACTACACATTGCATTACCTTCAACTCTTACATTATTAGGCTTAACAATTACAGGGGTAATATTTTTATCTTTCCAACCTAACTGTTCTATGTAAGTGAAATCTTTAGCTTGTTCAATCTGAGTTTGACCATCAGGTAATTTAAATACCGTCTCATCAATACAACCTCTTTCATCCCATTTAAAGTCTGAAAATTGAGTCATATCTTGATAAACGTATAAAATTTCAAACTTATCGTTACCGTATTGATTTTTTAATATATCTGAAACTTCACTTAATTGTTCCAAATCATATGCTACCGGTTTAGCGTCATATTGAGCATCATGATCAGGCCATTTAGACCAATACCAAACGTACTTATGACGAACGAAAAGAAGTCTGCGCTTATTCTCTTTAATTAGCTTAACTAATCGCTTACTTCTACGAGTATATATCTCAGAAGTAGCTTCTTCATTTATCCGATTAGTCTCTTGACCATTTTCATCATTAAAATAAATGACGTGAGCAAAATCTACACCACTTTTAGGGTAAAAGTCTTTAAACTCATCTTTAAAGATTTGAGGTAATACGTCAATTCTAGTAACTTGCCAGTCGAATGGAAACGACGATTTTCTCATGTAATTAAGTGACTGACCCACACAACACCTATGACCTAAGCTTACGAAATAGTCAAACTCTTTATCGAATAAAGAATTCTCAGGTGCTTTGTGAAAATTAGGAACGTTCCATCCGGCTGACATAAATTAATTTAAGATGTTAATTTAGACTTTCAATGCTTAAACCTTGAGGGCTCTGTCCCACAGAAGTAGATGCAATCTTGGACTAAAGTTAAAGTGATATTCCTTAGCTATTTCAGCTACATCTGCTGCAACTCTAATATGCTCATCACGACTACCAGCGCAAGGCATTAACCAAACACGACCAGTTGGAATATCAAACTTATCAACATATTCAGTCATAATTTCATCCATATCACGACGACTTTGAATAACAAACTTGAACCCTGAATTATGCATTGTGTGCCAGTCAAGCACCTCTTCAATGTATCGTTTACCTTTAGGATCACCATTTGATTTTAATTTAGGTGAAGTAGTAAACGTTGCTTGAAAATCATCTACCCATCGATCTGAAGGATATATAGTTGCATTAGTTTCGAAGTCGATACGAGGTACAAACCCCCACTCTTGCTTCAAATAATCAATAAACTTAAGAAGTTTAGCTTGCTGAATAAGAGGTTCACCACCAGTTAGTTTAAGAATAGCGCCATTAAATAAATGATCTTTATAACCATTATCTTCTAGCATACACTTAATATGATAAAATGACATCTTATTCTTAATACTCCATGAAATATAACTATCACAACCATATGGTGCATCTTCGGACTTAAATCCAATACACGTTAGGTTACACATCGACATTCTCATAAACACCGATGGCATGCCTACATACTCACCTTCACCTTCTATAGTATAAAATACTTTATCGTCACTAAGAAATATCGTCTCGTCTTTCAGTTCACTCATACCATTATTATAATATAGACAACTAACTCTTCAAGCATAAATACATGTATATGGGAAGAAAAAACTCGCGGTTAGCCGCAATTTTCGAACCGGAATCATTTAATACAAATGATTATGAACAAAATAATTGGGAACTAAACTTCAATATTAAAGCGAAGTTTAAATTTTCGGAAAAGCATCAAAGGTTCATACAAACCTTAATAGATGAAAAAACGAAAATGGTATTTGCAGATGGGTTTGCAGGTACAGCTAAAACGTATTTGTCAGTTTATGGAGCATTGACGTTATTAGAAGCTAGGAAGGTAGAACAAATTATCTACCTGCGAAGCGTAGTTGAATCAGCTACGCAAAAGATTGGTCATTTGCCTGGTGAATTAGAACAAAAATTCCAACCTTATTCATTACCGTTGTTAGATAAACTTGACGAGTTAGTTTCCAAAACCACATGCGATAAATTGGTAAAACAAGAGTATATCAAATGTCTCCCTGTTAATTTTACAAGAGGTTTAACATTTCATAACTCAGTTGTTATAATTGATGAAGCTCAAAATCTCACAAGGCAAGAGCTTGTTACTTTATTAACAAGATTTGGTGAAGATTCTAAGTATGTAATTATTGGTGATACTAACCAGAGTGATATTAACGGTAAATCAGGATTTAAACCTATTTTACAAGCATTCGATACCGATAATAGTATGGTTAACGGTATTCATACCTTTAAGTTTGAAAAATCTGAAATTGTAAGAAGCAAATTACTTAAACATATTGTTCAGGTATTAGAATCGCTTTGATTCTTTTCCAGCTCAAGTAATTCTTTAATAGCCTCTTCAGGCGATATTGTTTTTATATCATTCTGAAGAGGCTTTTTTTCACCCGGTAAGGGTTTTGATATTTCTGCCATTTTAGCAAAAACATCTTGTTGTAGTTTATTAATAGATGGATCTCTTTCGATATCCATTATCGTCTCATACTATCACCTTGAGAAGCACCCCAAGATGTACCACCGAATGGGTTTGAAAGATCATGAGTTTTTCTAGTAGGTCCAACTGCTGCAGCATATGGGTTATTAGGATCTTTACCAGGTTCAGTGTGTTTAACCGGTTCTGGTTCTGGTTCTGGTTGAGGAGTATTTTCTTCAACTACATCTTCTTTAAAAGTCATAGTTTGTACATGCTTATTAGTATATGTTGCACTATTACTTTCATGTTCCCAAACTTCAACCTTCTCTACATCGCACCTACCGTTAGTCATTGCAGATACATAAATGCTAGTAATATCAAAGCACTTCTTAGCGAACATCTCAATACCAACACCATCATCAATACGAAGATCAATAACCCCTTTTCGATTTAGGTCATTAAAGTCATCTAGAAAAGGGTCATGCTTAGAAATAATAGTAGTATGATCGAAGTGTTGTTGAAGTTTTTCTTTAAGACCTTTAAGACCACCGAAATCGACAACCCAATTATTTTCATCTAGTTCATTACAACCAAACCAAAACTTAGCAACTAGTCGATAACCATGAATAAATCTACAATGAGACTTAGCTTGAGGTTGCCTAAAAGCACACGAACCAAGCTCAATAATTTTAGTACTTTCAAAATTAGCCATACCTTATTATAGGTATGCATCAGAAACTATCAAGACTTTTTCTTCTTTTTAAATGGTCTAGGGCAAGCAGTGCCTTTTACATGAGTATGACCACATCTACCACAATAAGTAGCTTTTTTAGCTTCTAATAATGCATCTTTACTAACATATTGGGAAGCTATTTCATCCATTTTACTTTTTTTGTTATTAGATTCTTTACCTTTACCTGTTACTATGTCATAGTAATCCATAGCTTTTCCAGAACCTTGAAACTCATAAGTTGCTTTTTTTTCTTCCTCTTCAGCTTTATTAAGAGCTATAGCTACTGCTTGTTTCTGAGCTTTCTTTTTAGAAGAAGGTTTACTAGTACCTATTTTACCTTTCTTCTTATAGGATCCCATAAGCTCACTAATGTTATCACCTATAATCTTGTCTGTTTTACCTTTCTTAAGCGGCATTTTTTAATACTTTCTTATATAATGTAGTTAAATCTTTATCTGATAAACCACCTTGTTTGAGATATACTTCAATATCGTCAATACTATCTGTATTTTTAATTTGTTCTATTACTTTATTATCTAACTGCTTAGATAACTTTTTAGCAATAAACTTCTTAAACATTTTTATAGCTCCGGGTTTACTAGGTGTTATAACTGGTTTTTTAACATCGAATATACCAGGATTAGAGCCACCTGGCATTAAAACTTTTAACAAAGGAGGTATACCACCGACCATGGGTCCACCACAAGCCTCATTTGAAAGTTCATGTAAAACAAACCCTTCATAACTTTCGCTTTCTTCAAAGCCCTGATTAAGAGTTGGATCTACTTTGAACCTAATATACCTTAACCCTTTGCTCTTTAAGCATTCGGTTAATATACTGTCAAAGTCTTTCATAACATTAATATTTAAGCAGACTTATAATCAATTACATCTAATAGGGTGGTGTAGAAAGGTTTTTTACTATCGCCGTGATAGCAAGGTTCATTTTCATGACCGTGATTCCAATTATCAAACCAAAATAGATTATAATCATGTAACTGACAAATTATACTATAATAGGGTTCTTCGGTAAAAGGCATTATATCATGATCATCTGTAAACTTATTAAATGCTTCCATGTATAATGGCATAATAACATTATCAAGTTCATCAAAACTACCTCCAAAGAATGTACCTACAGTCCAACATGGATATTCACACCAATGATTTTCTGGAGCATTTATACAATTAGACATAGTAAAAGCTTTTTTATCGTCACTTCCTTCTCTTGCTCTACGTCCAGAATTCCATCCATATAACTCGTAAAATATTTTACTTGTTTTACTTCCAAACTCAGGCCAATCAAATTCAGCTAGTCTATCATTTTGCTGATCTTGTGTGATAAAGAACCATTCTTTATCCTCAAAAATACGTTTAATACCATCTGTTATTTTTTCGTTGAAAATATTATTTTGATTTTCTGGCCAATAGTGTGAATCTGGATAGTGTTGTTCTAATTCATGAGGGTATCTATATTCACCACCACCTAATGATAATGGAATTTTACACCATTCACTTACACCTGCATCAATCCAAAATACTTTATCACAACCCCATTCATTATTACGTGCCATACTACACCATTTTAGTTTCCAATGACATAATAATTCATTACGAGGGGCATACATTAATGCTTTAATAGGTCCTTGATCATTATGTTTACCATCGTGCCATACAAACTTATTTTTAGTTTCTAATATTTCATATGAACGTGGCCATTCAAATAAATCACACCCGATAACTTTAAATTCTTTCCAAAAAGGTTTTAGCCATTCAGTCATTTGCTCGACCATATGAGGCCAGCAGTATAAATGCATAGGCATATTTAACTTAGCAAGATTTTTCAAAGAACCTATATAAAGTCCTTCATCATTATCTTTACCACCAACTAACCAGTCGGATCTTCCATTATAAACACAAGTAACTAGAATGGGTTTCATATCATTTCGTATCTCAAATATTCAAAATCTTCTTTATAGTAATTATTAATTAAATCTAACGTATCTCTTCTTATCTTACCTACTAGTTCATTAGTATTAATACTATTCTTGTTCTCATGCGGTAAACTAGGAGAGAAATTAAATTTGTTAGCTAAAGCTTGAAAATCATGTTTTAAATTTTCAAAACGTAATACAGCATCATATATTATATTATTAAAATACCTCTTTTGCGGTATATTATGATCTGTTAACTGTAAAGGTATTCTATCTATAAAGTCGTGAAATCTATCTGGTGTAAAACTACCTTCCCTATAAGTAAATTCTGATAACATCTTAGTGTAAGGGTTTCTTACTATAGTAAACTTTTTACTTCTTTTATATAAATCAGGATAATGTTGTTCAATTAGATCAGGAGTAAAATGCTGAGGTGAAAAGAATATATTATTGTAAAGTTCCTCAGTATAATTAAAACATTCATCTCTTTGTTGTTTATCAATACCGAATTTTTTTTCTATAGAAAACCCACCAGTTTTAGGTATATGTACAAACAACAAGTTATGATCTAATATAAAAGGCATTTAGTTGTATTTAAACGGTTGAACCTAAAAGTAAATGTACTAATATTATTGTATGATTGATGAACAAAGAGTGAAGGAATTTCTGTTACCTACTGCTAATAGTTCAGTTGCGTTGACAGAACAACAACAAAAAGATATTATTGAAAATGCTGCTAAAGCATATGAACAATTCCTAGACGCCTTAGGTTTTGATTGGCGTTCTGATCCTAATAGTGATAATACACCATACCGTGTAGCAAAATCATTTGTATATGATCTTATTTCTGGTTGCTATAATGCACCTCCAAAAGTTACTTCGTTTCCATCTGATGGTTACGATGGTATAGTTGCTCAGACTAACATACCCGTTAAGAGCCTCTGCAGTCATCATCATCTTGCGTTCACAGGTCGAGCGCATGTTGCTTATATTCCTTCTCTTGAAGGACGGGTAATTGGTCTGAGCAAACTAAACCGTATTGTTGAATATTATGCTAGACGTCCTCAAATCCAGGAAGGTATGACAATGCAAATTCATAAAGCTATTGATGAAGTTTGTGAATTGAATAAAGGTGTTGCTGTAGTTATCAAAGCTACTCATACTTGTGCTTGTCTTAGAGGTGTTAAGCATGATGGTTGTTCGATGGTTACTTCTAAACTATCTAAAGACTTTATGGATGATGTAAAGACTCGTAAAGAGTTTTATGACTTTATCCGTATGGCAGAGTCTTGATTTGAAATTTAGATAGCATAAATAATTCCGTGGCTAAAAAAAGTACAGATGATTTAGGTTTTGAAAAAGCTATACTTAAAGTATGTAGTTTAAGAGAAAAAAATCTTTATGGTCCTGCTTCTAAAGCCGCGGATGACCCAGAGACCGGCATTGTTATTAAACAAAAGCCGGCCTTTTTCGTTATTAAGGACTGTGCTACTATTGCTAAACGTTATATGTTTATCATGTGCTACGGTTCTTTAACTGATCCAATTGGTCAATTAAAAGGAAAAGTAAGTGTTGAAGATATTGAAAACTTTGTATCAAGAAGCCGCAATAAAGCTAATTACGAAACACGTCAATTATTAAACCTTATTTTTTCTGATATTAATAGTTATGTACCTGGTTTAAGAGACTCAGGAGTAGATGAATTAGATATTAATTTTGATACAATCGACGAAGAAAACGTATATGGTGATTACGAAGACTTAGGTAACGAACGTATCAAAGAAATGGAAAAACAACAGGAGATTCAAAAATCCAAAATTGATTTGAATAATGATACTGCTGTTGTTGATAAATTAGTCGAAGTATTTGTATTAGATTAGAAATGGTAATATGTACCAAACATACCTGCTTCCCCTTTAAGCATAATATTATAAGCTAATGATATTCTTATATTATCATTAGTCTCTACATAATCTTCACCTTTATAAAAACTGTTAGATACAGAATGTTCTAAAAAAGACGGCCACATTAATAAAGTTCCTGGTAATGCATTTATTGCAAAAGAATTTATATAAAAATTATGATCACTTACTCCATAATCTTTATATTTTGGTTGAAGTACACTTACTGCATTATTAGGGTGGTAAAATTTTAAAGCTACAGATTCTGGGTGAGTTTCAGCTATAACATCTTGAACAATAAAAACCCCGCTTACTAAACTATTAGGGTGACAATGTCTTGGGTTTAATCCTTTATCTTTATATATGTTATACCACATAGAATGTATAACTATACCCGAAACATCTATATTACAAAATGAACAGTAATGTTTAAAACATTCAGTGATAGCTTCACAAACAAATTTAAAGTCTGGGTTTAAAGATAAATCATCTCTTGATTGAAATACCAATTCATTACCTTTACAATATTGTATAACAGGTGTTAGATCTCTATAATCTTTTAAATGATAATTATTGAAGTACGTATGTGTACTTTTACATATTGAATGGAAATTTTTAAGTATTGTTTCTTTTAATTTTTTAGTAAAATTTTTATCTAGGTCTTTATATATTAATGGGGTAGGAAATATAGGGACACAATTATAGTTGTCTTTATCTGTTATTTTTGACATTTATATAAAATAGATTATGAACCGCTTTTATCAACATCGATTAACTTATCTATTTTAGATACAAAATCTTTTCCTATTAAGACTGGGTATTCATTTTCAGATCTATCAGCAATTGAAAAGGGAACGTCTTTATAATGTTTATCATCAAAAACTATATCAAATAAAACAACAGGACGTTCCTCTTTATTACCAGATCCAATGTGGATAATAACTTTATCCACGACTTTCTTTTTTAACTTCTTACCATTTACAGTTTGAACAATTATAAAGTCTCCACGTTTATCTATAATGTCTCCGTGAATAACATTATAAGCTCCGTTACCAGAGTCTATTTTAGATTGGACTTCACCAATATCTTGAATTTGTATAGGTTCAACTAAACCAATTACATCTTCTTCGTCCACGGCTATTTCATTTAAGAAATAGTTCCTGTAAATAGTTTTAAAAGTTTTATTCATTTCCTTTTCGTGACTCGAGAATTGTTTTTCTCTCATCTCTAACTACCTTAACCAAATCTGCAAGTGCTTTTCGTGCACGAGTAGATGCAGACTTGTTGTTTTTTTCGTAATACAAATCAACATTTTTAACGTAATTTGCAACTAAATCCAAAATTTCTTGTTTTTTTGATTCTGCCATACTATTAATTAATGTTCTTATAATA